TGCTTGTGGTTTTATGAATCGAGTGAAAGAGTGAGTGGGAGGGATTTGTGACCAAGGATCAGGAAGAACGTCTTGTAGCTGCGTGGGAGGCGTTGGCGAAGGGACTAGGAGAACTAAATGAAATCGCCAGAACCGCCATCGCCAAGCAGTGGCCAGAGCCAAGAGAACGACGAGACGCTGTTATCTCCAAACTCCCCACAGAAGAAGATAAGCTCAAGAAGGAAACCGGCAACACAGACGGCCCCGTTGCCGAATGGCTCAGTGAGTTCGACGACGAACAAGGGGAAGTCGGTCCAAGAGAAAAGGCATGGCGAGAAGCCCACAGCGAAACAGGACAACCAAAGCCTCCTGCCCGTCCCAAAGCCTATCCCAAAGCCAGTGGATCGAGCGCAACAGGCACTTAAGCGGCTAGGAGTAGACGTACTAGCTCTTCGCTCTGCTCCTGAAATTACACCTCTCCTAAAGAATGCCCAAGGTGGCCTAAAGGCTGTCTTGGGCGCAATGCGTTTTACAGTGGATGATCCTTCAATTGCGGCGTTCTTAGAGAAATACGACTCTATTCCTGTGGGCGACAGGGAAAGAGTTTCGTGGGAAGCTATAGCACTGGCGGCAGGAATAGATTTAAGAGTATTCCTTGGCTCCGCTATGCTTGCGTTGCAGTCTCAAGCCGTGAATACAGTAAAGATTATAGCTATGACCAACCATCCAAAGATCACAGCGGCCAGAGTGAAGTACGGTCTTTTGCCTAGCGGTGAGAAGGACAGAACAGCTTTGGATACTGCCATGGGATTCCTACCTTCTCCGAAAGGGCCAACATTCATTGGGAAGGCTGTGTTCGGCTCCGGCGGCGGTGGTGGGAATTCTCCTGCTCAGGTAGATGACAATGATCCTGACGAAGAAGATACGTTTATTGATATTCAAGCAGAGAATGTTGATCTAGAGAAGTTCTTCCCTTCATCGAATACGATACAACAAAAGCTAATTCCTATTCGGCAGAAAATGCTGGAGGATGGTAAGTAATGTACTCCTCTCGTGTTGTGATAGAACGGATTCAGCAGTTTGAATCAGAAAACGGGTGGTTGCCAATTTACCGTACCTACGATGAAGTATTGGATTTTACTAAGTATGTTGAGTCGCTAATTAAGAAGGATTACAACTCTAAAGGGGGATGGATAACTCATATAAGAAAAATGACTGAATCAAAGCGTATAGAACTTGTACGCTGGATTCAGAATGAGCAGGCTCTTTGCGGCCTCGATTCGAGCTATTGGGAGAGAAATTATGCTTGGATATGTGATGAAAAAGGACAGATGTTTAAGTTCAAAAATCGGCGGTCTCAGGAGATTTATGATTCAGTTATTGAGCAATTTGACGAAAGACAAGTATCTATTGAACTGCTTATCTTGAAAGCAAGGCAGCTCGGAATTACGTCTAAGACCGCTCTTAAATTTCTCCATCGGCTATTATTTATCTCGAATACGCAAGCGATCATGGCCAGCGTACAAAAGGAACGGTCAGAACTTATCAAAAGAATCATGGATACTGCTTATGGCCATTGCCCGTGGTGGCTTGTTCCTACAGTTGTATCGAAGAACCGTTATGACAATGGTTCTATCCTTTCCATACAGTCTGGTAGTCAAGCGACAGGACTAGCACAAGGCTGGACCCCGACCTCAATCCACCTGTGTTTAGAATCAAGCACTTACATACAAACCCAAGATGGATTTGTGAAGAAAATCAAGGATGTACTGCCGGGAGATTTAGTACTTACGTCCAAACGTCGCCTTGCTCCCGTGAAGAAGGTCGTAAAAAGTGTGCGTGAGAACGAGGTAGCATGTGAGATATCTTTGTGGGGTAATTACGATCCCCTAGTTGTGACTCGTGACCACCCCATCCTCACTCCTGACGGGTTCACTCCAGCGGAGAATATTGGGAAACATGATTTCGTTGTCATGCCTGTGCGTCCGATAAGCAATCAGGTAAAGAGCATCAGTTTATTTCATAATAAACGCCCCAAACACAGCAGGGATAATTCGCAGCAAGAAGAGACTGTAAAGCTAAATCGTGAATTTGGATGGCTATGCGGACTTTATCTTGCAGAGGGAAGTGCGCATCAAAATACGAAAATTGGCAATCAGCATTGGGATGCCACTTATTTTTCGATTCATCAAGACGAGGTAGATGATTACAAAAAAGGTATTCATGCTGCACTCGGAATGTTTCAGCATGTCCATGTCAATCAATGCAAAACGAGCAAGACGTGTACCCTTGTAGTTTACAGTGCAGCCCTTACGCGCTGGTTTGTTGAAGAGTTCGGGCATTTGGCAGATGGGAAGAAAATTCCTGATTGGGTGTTTTCAGCGGGAAAAGAGTTTGTGTCGGGACTCATCCGAGGTTATTGTGAGGGAGATGGACACATGCCCTCAACTGTTCCGACAGTAACCGTATCTTCCATATCACAACAACTTATATTCCAATTACGCAATCTTCTAGCATCATGCGGTTATGGATGGTGTGGAATTTATCGTGACGAAGCTGGGTTCCGCTATGGAAGAAATTGCCGAGCACGTTGGCAAATGATGATAAACGGTGACTATGGACGTAAGTTCCGTGCCGAAATGGATTTCGTATGTGTTCCCAAAAAGGAAAGCAAACTGAAGGATAGTGACCCGCGAAGATCATCCGCTCCAAAGCATTGGCGGTACTCTGAAGATCAGAAATATATCTGGATTGAAGTTTTTGAGAATAGACCTATCGACGGTGCCGAGTTCTACGATCTTGAGGTAGACGCTCCAGAGCACGATTTCTGCACCATACACTGCTGCGTAAAAAACTCCGAACTCGCCGATTACCCTAATCCGCAGAAGATGATTGAAGAAGGTTTGTTCCGAGCTACTCACTCATCCAAAAATCTATTCATGGTATTAGAGGGAACTGGAGGTGGTAACACAGGATGGTTGGCAGATACTTGGAGAGCAGCAAAAGAGGATTGGCCAAAAGGTAAATCTCGTTTATGCCCTGTGTTTATTCCTTGGGCTATGTGCCCAGATATTTATCCAGAAGATGATTGGCTTCGCAAGTTTCCTGTTCCTGAAGGATTTGAATCTCAAATCCACGATGTAACACGAAAGCATGTTACTAAGTGTGAATCGTTTATTCGTAACACTCCCTATCTTGCGAAGATCGCTGGATCAAATTGGCGTATGCCGATTGAGCAGAAATGGTTCTGGCAGTTTAATTATGATACTGCTTGTAAGACACACACTCAGAAAACATGGATGGCGCAAATGCCTGCGGACGATTTTGAAGCCCTCACTGGCATCCACGATAGTGTGTTTGATCCTGAAGTTATCGCTGAGGTAGAAGACAATATCTACGAAGTAAAAATGGTAGGCAACAAGGAAGTCAAAGAACGTCGTATCCCTGTCCAAGCCTATGCAATTATGGGTCACGATGTAGACGAGTGCTTCCATCCTGACCCAGAATCTATTGACAAGACGAAAGAGGAAATAAAAGTAACTTGGAAGTCCTATCGCGGTCAGGAATATGAATGGACGATGGTTCCACTTAAAGATAGGGACGAGAATATCGAGAGTAACACAATGGATTGCCTGCTTGTTTATGAACCACCGGAACGGGGACTCTATTATTCCTGCGGCATTGATACAGCCGATGGTTTAGGAAAAGAGGATGAGGACAGAACTGTACTCTCTGTAACAAACAATAGGTTCAACGGAGAGTCAGACCTGCAAATGGCCGAACTTACTTCCAATAAAATAAACTCAGCACAAATTGTTGCATTCGCTGCCTGTGTAGGTGCATGGTATGGTAAAAACTCTCCTGACGGAAGAGGAATGAAGTATATAGTTGAGCAGATTAGAGGTCCGGGAGATACTTGTCAGCATCAATTGAAAATGATGGGCTTCAATAACCACCATAAGCCTCGTCGCTATGACTCAAAGAAGGTTAAGGACGATGCGGGAAAGAAAGAGGGTTGGTACTCTAGCGGATGGTCTGTGCCTATACTTATGGATAGATTCAGAGAAGCTGTGAATGGAGGATGGTATATTCCTCGCTCGAAGTGGTTAATTGAGGAGTTGAGGACGCTGGAACGCCATGAAGGGGCAGGAAAGTCAAAGATGGAGCATCGAAGTGGGCAGCATGACGACAGAGTAAGGGCTGCGGCTCAGTCTTATTTCACGGCTCACGACTTCGATATTCTTACGGAACGAGCACAACAGAGATCGACACCGCCGAAGAAAAAGGAAAAACCAAAAGGGCCGGGGACGGCCAATCAGATGGCGGTTGGAGAAGATTGGGGGTATTAGTTTTTGATTGCTAATGGGGCGCAGGAATGGTATAGTTTGCATGAGAAGGAGCAATAATGCTGCGTAACGCACAGTTGAGTAAACCGATTTGTTACTACTTCAGTAATCCAGCCGTCTATGGTGGCACGGGCGAAATTATCATGGGATTGCCAGAGCAGTATGCTGCGCCTCCGGGATTCGAAAAGATTGTCTGTACTTCAACTGCTGCGGCTGAGAAGTGGTCGGCGAGGATGCGGAAGTGGGAGGAAACGAAGGAAGAAATTGCACAGATGTATCAACGCCATCAGGAAGAGCAGCAGGTTCGTCAGATGCGCTCGGATATGATAAATAACATAACCAATGCCAGAGATCAGATCAATCGAGAGTTTGCAATTCAGGCATTGGCGAATTTTGATAAACGGTATGAGGAAAGATTCAAGATGGAGAGAACGAGCTTTCTTCATAGCGAAGCGTATGAATCTAACCATAAGGAAGTAGCTATCCCGAAGATGCGGTTGCCGAAGAAGATGTTTCATGGCGGAATTGGGGAGATTGATGAGTGAAAAAAATTATTTGACTGAGGAAAAACGAATAGAGATACTAAAAAGATTCATACTAAACTTTATGGTTATAGTGAAACAGGTGGAGCTTTGTTTGGACAGGGCGTGTCTAGTTGAAAATAAAAAATAGCATCTGGGAGAAAAACAATGAGCGAGAAAAAGATAGTAGTGCCGGAATCGGTAATAGACTTTCCTGTATGTTTAGAATGTGGTGAGACTATCTGGGCGGGACAGCCGGTAAGAAAGCAGAATAATATTCATGCACTATGTACTGATCCAGACATGAAGAATCACGAGAGATTGTTTGCGGTTCGTGACGGAGAATCCATTATTGGATATGTTAACGATACAGGGGAAAAGGTGTGGCTATGAGCGATAAGGGATGGTCAACAACGTCATGGAGCAGGAAGTCTGAGAAGAAAATAGTAGTGCCGGAAGGGATGCTTCCGTCGCTGCCATAAAGCGGGACGCGGAGAGGATAAACATGCCTAACATCACAGCCAAGCTAAAGGAAATAGAAGCTAACTGTCCTACTGGTTACTCTGTCGCCTTCCCCGGTCAAACAATCGACATGCTAGGCGCAACAGAATTATGGCGAATCTTTGAGAATCACGCGGAACCTTATTTAACCCGAATCCCGCAGGACTTAGTTCCTGATGTTATGGGTACTCCTTGCGCGAGTACGGTACCGGAAGAGTGGGGAAGATGCATCTATTATAAGGTTATATAAGATGACGCCATATTGGGAATGCAGAAGCGCGAAGTTATTCTGTGGAGACTGTCGCGAAGTTATGCCGGAACTGGCGGAGAACTCAGTGGATTCTATTGTCTGCGATCCTCCTTACCATCTTAAGATGAGCAAGAAGGGGAGTAGTGGATTTATGGGGAAGAAGTGGGATGGTGGAGATGTAGCATTTCATCCTGAGACGTGGGCAAAGGCAATGCATGTCCTAAAGCCGGGAGGATATTTATTAGCTTTTGGTGGAACGAGGACATATCACCGGCTTGTGTGTGCTATAGAGGATGCAGGGTTTAAAATATATGACTGTGTTGCTTGGATCACAGGGCAAGGATTCCCAAAAAATCACAACATCAGCAAAGCCATCGACCAAGAGGCTGGCGCAGAGCGTGAAGTAGTTGGGCAGAAAATTAGAGGGGATGTAGAGAAAGCCAAAACATCTGGTGTGACAATGGCTGCGGCTGACGCGAATAAAAACAACAAGGATATTTTCGGCTATGGAGTGGAGGATATGACCGTTCCTTCTACTAATGAAGCAAAACAATGGGATGGATGGGGAACGGCATTAAAGCCTTCGATGGAACTTATTGTGGTGGCTAGGAAGCCGATCTCAGAGAGGACGGTAGCCAGTAATGTCCTCAAACGGGGGACGGGAGGACTCAACATTGACGGATGCCGGATTGAAGGAGAGGCGATTCCAATCAACAAACTAGAGAAATGGTCAGGCTTTGGTCAAGAAGTTCGTCCTGACTACACGCCTACCATAAACACACAAGGCCGCTGGCCAGCCAACGTGATCCACGATGGGAGCGATGAGGTACTGAAAGCGTTTGCGGTTGCCGGAAATAGGGTAAGTAAGAGAATAGAAAAGCCTAGTGACTGCTCAGTTGAAGGAAATACATCGTTTGACTCAATGCGCGGGAACCGACCAGCAAGAGGCTATGACGACTCAGGAAGTGCGGCCAGATTTTTTTACTGCGCTAAAGCGAATAGGACAGATCGAGATGAAGGCTGTGAAAATCTTCCTAATAGGAATGGACATAACACAGTAAAGCCAACCGACCTCATGCGATACTTGTGCCGATTAGTTACCCCACCTAACGGCACAATACTTGATCCTTTTGCTGGAAGTGGATCGACAGGAAAAGCCGCACTCTACGAAGGGTTCAACTTCATCGGAATAGAAGGCGAACAGGAATATTGTGCTATTGCAAAAGCAAGGATGCAGTTCGTTATGGAGAACGATTCTCCATTGCTACGGTCGAAACTTGTGTAAGGAGAAACCATGCCAGTCTTGACGATCCGCTTCATCAACACTAAAGGAATCATCTCCCGTCTCATCACAGGGGAAACCTTCTCGCTCATGGATCATACTGAGGGGCTTAACCGAGCAGGAGATGCGTGGGTAGGTGCCCATGCTTGGACAGGGATTGAAGCAAGACCTTTGGATTGGGCGGACAAGGACATCATATGGGAACGCCGGTATGAGATTCCTTGCACGAACGAGGAATACGAAGCAGCGATGATGTTTATGGATAAGTCTATTGGAATCAAATACAACTATCGTGGAATACTTGGCATTCTCCTGCATGACCGAAACGCAACCAGCCGTGATCGGATGGATTGCAGTGATTTCATGCTTCAGTGGTTATGGACAGCGGGGAAAATTGTCCTCAACGTCAGGCAAGCGGAGAGTTGGATGATTACGCCGGAATTGCTTCACCTCTCTCCCCTGTTCATTGGGCGATGCATTTACGCTAAAACAAAGTAGTAGACGAGCAGGAAAAGATGCGCTATACTCCGCAAGAGGAATCACTTGTATTAACTCGTTTTGGAATGGGAACCAAAACGACCGGGAGAGAAATAGAGATGCGTCTTGGCTGTAATGGCAGAGTCCAGCACGTATGTTCGCTCCCAAACTGAGACAAGTCAGTGGCAGGCACCTCCGTTCTGGACATCTCCAGAGGAGCGTTACTCCTGGGTTGAAAACCAAGTTTCCGAAGGCGAAGGATGGCTTGAACAACAACGCTGCTACAAAGACTTCGCCAAGAACCTGCGGGTTTTCAACGCTGTTTTCAACGATAAATGCCGTTCAAGTCTCGTAACAAACACATTAAAATACGATATTAGAAAGTTTTGCGAGACGCTGGCGCAGGTTCGTGAGATTGCCGGTTATGGGTCAGACCATCCAGCTTACAAAAAGATGGCTGAGATGCTTACGAGGGTCTCAAAAGCCGTCTATTTAGAGTCTGACTTCCCGTTCCAAATCCTCAAAGTTCTCCAATGCGCCTCAGTCATGGGGATCGGATACTTGTGGCCGAAGGTGAGGGCTACAGAGTACGGATATGGCGAGAGGAGAATGGAATTTGACGCGCTAGGACTCTTAGATGTGATTCCTACGCAGATTCCTTCCCGCACCAACGACATTCAGGATGCCTACGCGGTCACGGTCTATGACTACATGCCTATCGCTGAGGCGCATGGCAGGTTTCCCTTATTCCAGAAGGAAATTCAGACTGTAGGGATGCGTCGGAACTACCAGACGCGGATGCAGGCGCAGCGCGTCGATTATGCGGAGCGGAACCGCTACGGAGATGTGGGCAGGACATTTGGCAATCTGTACGCTGAAATCCGCTACACCTTCGTCCGCGACTTGAGGATCAACAACACAGGATACGAACTCCCGATGGGAGACTTGGGAACGACGTGGTTCTACCGTGTCCCGTTCGTAGGGCAAAGAATCTTTGGCGGGATGAGGAATGGAGAACCGTACTACATTCCTGCCGAAGCCGAGCATTGCCGAGTCTACCCAAACCTGCGGCTCATCATAACATCTACAGGAATGGGAAAGCCGATGTACGATGGCCCCGCATTCGACTGGGACCCTCGTATGCCGATCATTCAATACACAGTAGACGATTGGGCATGGGAGCCGTTAGGACGATCTATCGTAGGGGATGTAGCCACAATTGAGACGACTATCAGGAAACATGAGCGATTGATGGATCAAGTCTTCACTGCTCAGATGAATCCCCCAATGGGCTACAACCACACAGAAACAGGTGGGCCAAAGATCGAGCATTTCGACATCTTTGAGCCGGATGTACGTCTTGGAGTGGATGGCAAGCCGAAGGAAACCTTCCAATCCATTCTTCCTGACGAGGTTCGGGTAACTCAAGAGAATTTCAACTATCTGAAATACCTCAACGAGAAGGAAGGCAAGCAGCTTGGGTTGGAGGATTTGGGTAACCTCGGCGCAAATATGAAGCTCCAGATCGCCTCAGACACTGCTGACAAGATGCTGGAATCCATTGGGCCAGTAGGAAAAGGAATAGCTGCTAGAGTTGAGAAGGCTAATAAGTCAGTTGGGCAGAGAGTTAAGTACCTTATTTTACAATGGTTTGATACTCAGAGAATCATGGAGTACGTTGGCCCAGAGAAGATGGCTCCAGAGGTATTTGACTATAAGCCAAACGACCTTGTTCCTAGCCACTTGCCGGACGAGATGATTGGTGGGCAGTTCCCTGAGACGGAATCAAAGTACACAAATCTTGAGCGAGCGCGGTGGTTCGTCAAGCAGATCAGACTAGTCTCTGTACCAAGCACGTTGCTGAAGGTGACTCAGATGCAGCAGCAGTTGCTCTTGCTTCAATTGAAGAAAGGAGGCGCACCTATAGCTTGGAAAAAGGTTTTTGAGGCGATGGATTTGAATAATCCAGATCAGATTATAGATGAGAGCTTCCAAGAACAAGAGCGATTGGAGAAGTTAAAAATCCTAGCCCAAGTGGACATAATGAAGATATTGAAAGGGTTAGGTATTGATCCGCAGCAGTTACAAGGCGGAGAAGCAAACAGTGGGAAGCAACATGCTGGAGGAAGGCCGAGCACAGGGCAGAAAAATCCAAAATTGAAGCAAAAAGGTAGCAAGGGCGGCGATCCCCGCTCTGTTGTATCGGAGAGTGGTTGATGAAAGTATTTATATACGTTTTGAAACATCCCGTCACCAACGAAATCCGCTATGTCGGGTTAACGCGCTTCCCTGTGAAACGGCTGAATAACGAAATAAACTACCCTCATACGAATCATTTGCGAAACTGGGTTAACAGTCTAAAAAGAGAACTATTGAAGCCCGTCATGGAATTAGTGGAGGAAACAGAGGAAGGTTTAGCTTGTGATGCCGAGCGTAAATGGATCGCAGAGATGAGAGCGAGGGGATGCAGACTGCTCAATTTCACAGATGGTGGGGAACGTGGTTATACATATCCAGATGAGGTGCGAGCCGCCATAAGCGCTGCCATTAGAGGAAAGAAGAGAAGGCCGATGTCCGATGAGCACAAGGCAAAAATTAGCGCATCACAAAAAGGAAGTAAGAAACCGTGGTCGTCAGCAAGGTTTGTGGAACTCAACAAGTCTCGCGCAGGTATTCCTCTCAGTGAGGAGACCAAGAAAAAACTAAGCGAAATCGGGAAACAGCATGTGATGACAGAAGAGCACAGAGAAAATCTTCGCATTGCTAGACAGGCTACAAAACTACCTTCCAAATTTACAGATCAGCAGAAGGCCGAAATCAAATTTTTGGTTAAAGAAGGATATTCTAGCGGTGTCATAGCGGAGGCGTATGGAACCTATAGCGGTATTGGATGGGATATCAAGAAAGGGAATTTGTGGGCTAAAGTCGAACCTGCTGCATCTGCGTCCATACTTCCCCAACTTAAAACTCTGCGCATCAGGAACGAAAAAGGTCAATACGGGAGGGTGAACGATGCATAACGTCTACGTGGAATACGACGGCGGGTTGAATAGCGCAATAGACAAGCGTATCTTTACGGCGGCAGGATACGATTTTGGCGGGAAAGTGAAATGCGATTCTGGATGTATGCTGTGCGAGGAGATGACCCGTGATTTTTCGTTTCGTTACGAATCGTCACAGTCTGCGCTGGAAGCGGAGCGGAAATTGAAAGAGATTCCTGCGCTCAGAGTGAGGGTCGAGTTGGCGTCATAGGGTGCTAAAGGCGGCGAACCAAGGAATATTGTATCAACGAGCGGGTAAGGAGAGTTGAGCGATGAATTTTTATGCCGTAGAGATTAGGAATAATATAGCCAACGATCAGGAGTTCATCATTGAAGCAGAAAGCCTTATCGATGCTCACATGAAGGGCTTGGATTTCGCCAAGAGGCTTGACGAGAAGATACTGGAAAAATTTCCAGAGCAGAATGATTGCAATTCCGAAGTGGCATTAGTTGGGAAATGGAAGTTTACTACTGCCAATGACGAAGGAATTGATGAGTATCTGGAGTCGAATAAGGACTATTTTGGAGCATTCTATGTTGACGAATAAGCGCAGTAACTAATCATCCGTGAACTAAGGAGACGACATTGCCAATCAAGATTAAGTCGCAGAAGGATCACTTAATTACGGAAACTTCTGTGTCGCTGCCCACCGATCTCAATACTCTCGATCAATTAATGCGCTCTTCTAAAGCGACAGGAAAGATTGTCGCTGTCTATAATCAAGGCGGGATGCTGGGGGTAAATGTAGAACAAAAGCAGCACATTTCGGAGAAGGTTTCAGATGAAGTCAGGAAAATTGTTGGAGTTGGAACGAGAGAATTAGAGGTCGAATAGCGCAGGAATAACCGTAATATTCTGCGCCATTTGAAAATAATTCAAAATTAGGCTTGACATAAAAACACCTATGGAGTAATCTCGGTAAGAATCAGGAAGAGACGTGATCCCGACTGTCGGGCTAATCGGCGACTTCAAGCGAAAATGGCTTGAATTCGCCGTTTTCTTTTGCAGTTCAACCGCATAAGGAGCCAATCATGGCAAAGCGTCGCAAGATCAGTGCAAAACCGGAGCATGTGAAGAAGAGCCGCAAGCGCAGCCGCAAGCACAGCCGCAAGACCTCGGTCAAGAAGTAACTAGCAGCTAACTGGAGAAACCCAAGTGGCTACTAGCCCAATGTCTGACCCGCAGCAATCGCAAGGTAGCGCCGCTCCTCCACCGGATGCGAGCGGCGCAGCCTCCGCGCCTCAAGGTGGTGGTGGAAATCAACAGCCATCCCCATCCTCAGCCCCTGCCAATCCACTACAAATGCTTCTCGCCAAGTGGTATCAGAGCGCCAAGGAAATGGCTGCGTCTGATCCTCGTTTAGCGTCAGGAGCAGGAAAAGTGGCTGACGGGATTCAGGAAATGCAAACGGCTCTGATAAGTCCTGCCCAGCCAAGTTCACCGTCTCAGCAGCCGCAGTATTGATCCAAAAATTGATTTCCGGGAGATCAAGAATATGACGATCCAAGAAGCACTCGCGCAATCCGGTTTTACGGCAGAAGAAATTGCCGCCCTTGACGCAAAGAAACTTGCGGCTTTTGGAAGCGTGTTAACCACCGCAGAGCAAAAGGAACAGGCCGCGAAGGATGCGGTTACTAAGGCGGAAGCCGATCTAGCGGCAGCTAAGGCCGCACAGGACGCTGCTGAGTTAGCGCAGCGTGCCAACAAACAGTTCTATGATGAAACCATCATGCCGTCGTTGACGGGATGGGAAGACAAAGAGAAGGCTCTGCAATCCGAGCTTGCCAATGCCAAGGCGCTTGCAGCTTTCTATGAGACACAGAACAAGGCGGCGAAGGATGGTGGGTTTATTGCCGCTGACGCTCCTGCGTTTACTCCTCCCGTTGCGGCAAATCCTGCCCGCGATGCGTCAGGAAAATTCGTAGCAGGAGCACCGGGAGGTACGCCCGGTAGCCCAACATTCAAGATGGAAGAGTTTGAAGATCGTCTCGGAAAAGGACTGGATAACTCAGTCTGGGCGTTGCAGGAATATCAGCGTTTGTCTGGTGGTCAATTCCTTCCTGATTCGATTAGCACTCTCGCGCAGGAAGCAACTGCAAACAAACTTCCTTTCCGCGATTATGTTGCTCGCAAGTATGACTTCGCGGCCAAGTCTGCGGCGTTGCAGGCAAAGGCTGAAGCTGAGAAGGCGGATGCTATCGCCAAAGCTGCTGTTGCTCCTTATGAAGAGAAACTGAAGCAGAAGGATCAAGAGTGGCAGCAGAAGCTCGAAGAGCAGGCCAAGACGATTTCTGAGCGCGGCGGGAATAATCCGGATGTGCGCCGTGCAGCAATCAGCAACTACCCAGATGTCAAGAAGGCGGTTGCTGAAGGAACTCGCAAAGACCCGCTT